GGCAGATACCCAGTAACTGTATTTTGTCAAAATAAAATATATGGTTTTGAATTTGGTGAGGGTGGAGTGCTATTCAAGAAGCTGATGCTTATATCAGATGATTATGGTATCTACTCCAGAGATGCTGTAACTACACTTAGAGGATCAATATTCTTTTTGGATAAAGAAAGTATGTACGTAATGGCTGGCAACAACATACAAGAAGCTCACAGACCTATAGAAAATATTAAAGAACCTTCTTTATCTGTAGCTACCTCTGATCCTTTTGCAGCTACTCTTGGGACGACAGATTTATTTAAGGGTTATTTTGCTGGAGCTGGTGATCCTAGACTCTTTAGCGACCCAAATAAAAACAGACTCTATATATTTAAAGGGGGTAACTACACACCGCTTAAATCATTTTTAGTGTATGATACCAGGTACAATTCTTACTATACTTCTAGTCAATCCTACAAAGACTTGTTTTTATTTAACAGTACGCCTTATGGATTCAAAGTAGAAAGTAATACTATAAAAATATATAGTTTACATGATTTAGATAATTCAGCTACATCTACAGAGATAAAACTTTCAACTGGTTTTATGCCTTTTGATACGACATTTAATTATAAAAAATTATTATCAAGTGTTTTACAAGGTAACTATGACACAAATTCAAATGAGTTTTGTTTCATTACATTACAAGGAAAAAGAAGTACACACAACGATCCTACAACCTTAATTAAAATTACAGTTGGTAAATCAGGATCGGCAGTATCTCAAGACGGAATATATATAAAGTCTAACAGAGGATCTTATCAGTCTTTTAGATTATTAATACATGGAACTGCTAAAATCACAACTAAAATAGGACAGACCTTGTTTAATTATTTGCCTCGAAACGCTAAAATTAAAATATAAATTTTGTAAATTTAAGGTGATAAATGACATTGTTCATTTTATTATACTTAGAAAGCTACAGGCTCTGATGAATCTGTGGCTTTTTTTTTGGTTTTTATGCAAGTACCATATGAATACATTAATAGACAAATCGTTGCACACGGAACAAACAATCATGTTTTTAATTTCGTGTCAAATTACGATTGCACTGGCGAAACTATCACAGTAGATGTATTTAGTAAGGGTATCAATAAAATAAAAACCATAGCAACTGGTGTTAACGGAGGCAAAAGATATAAATCAATAACTGTTACTGGAGACTTTAGTAACATAGATAGAGGGAGTGATTACACCATAAAGGTCATATCTACAAGTCCTGCTGATGCTGATGGAAACACCACAAAAAAAACTGTTACTAAAGGTAATTTAATTATAAAATAAATGGCTATAAATGACGATTTAACATTAGTTTTAGGTCATGTAGATGATACAAAAATACCTGTAAAATTTATTCTACAACAGACGTGTACAGGTGAAAATATAGATGCTGAGGTATTTTTAATAGGTGGTCAAAAGGTAGGTAATGTACATATTTCTAACGATAGAACATCTGGGGGATTACAGGGTCAAGAGGTAACAGTTAATATTAATTTATCGACTATCCCTATAGGAGATAAATATTCTTTAAAATTTTCTACTCCAAACGTAGGTGTAGTTGGTAAGTCTAAACTTGTAGTATTTGCTGAGGATGCTTTCTCAACTGTGCCACTTACGTCTGCTGGTACAGACTTTATACTTAATAGCATATCAGGAGGTCTAGTCACAGTCTACAAGCCAAATGTCCAGTATCCTTCAGGACCTGTATTAGTCGTTCATAACAATGATCTGTTTTTGTATATTGGATCCTTTCCGTTTACTACAACAAATATTGATAATGAATTAGCTACTGGACTATGGAAGAATGTTTTAAGTCTTGATACGGAAAATCTACAAGATTTAATTGGTGCTATGGTCTCATCAAACACAGAAAACGGTATAGCAGTCACCTACGATGATTCTACAGGAAAATTAAACTTTGATGTTGCAGACTTTACAATAACACAAACTGGTGATACTACGGGTACTGTAACTGTTACTAACCTAGCAAA